TGTGTAAACATTGAACCAGAAGGCACTCCTTTGTCAGAATGGATTAAACCCTCTCCAACTAGGAAATCCTTATGAATGAAATCATGCACAATTACATCGAACAATGCTGATTCCTGATCATTCATAGTAAATGCTGATCTGATTACATCAAAAGCATCTTCAATGAGCCAAGAGCTAATTGTTTGATCATATGATGAATAGTCTATACTTATGAACTTCTGTGAATTAGATCTCCAATTACTGAGAATTATTGAAATTTCATTAAAGTTCTTACCGCCAGCATAGCATTCCATAGACGAAAACAATTTTTGAAATGGATTTGCAAATTTAACTTCAGCAATGATATGAAATAAATCAACCATTGAAACAACACGAAGCTTATGTTTACAAGTACCAGTTTCATCTCCTTCGTCAGTGAACTCTCCTGATGCTTGGGTTCTAAAACCTATCATCATAGGCCTCCCGAACGAACCCTTCGCTATAGCAGATTCCTCTAACACACTATAGGTTTTGAATGCGCCCTCCATATTATCACCCTTCTTTTTATTCCCAGATATAATATACTGGTAGCCGCTATGGGTGTCCTCTTTAGGTAGGGACTGTCTTATATCGTCGTCACTCCTATAAGACAAGGGTTTGAGCTTATAATGAGAAAAAATCTCAGTCCACTCTTCTAACGACTTACGGTAGTTCTTATTCCATCTGAAACTGGAATAGTCATTCTGAGAGAACTTGCGGAAAGCTTCAGAACAAGTAGAATAAATCTTTAAATCTCTCGAGAATTTGAAACCATCTTCATCAGTCACTCGGTTTAGATAATCTAAACATCTATCGTAATGAAAATAATCCCACACATACTTTTTAAGCATGTCGCCTAGTTTTTCGTCAAATCCAGGACTTTTGACTCCTCGACTAACCATTAGATTGGATTGAAATCCTTTAAGGCGGTTCTTTGAGCCCACAGACAGGCCTTTTTCGAGTTGATCTGTGTTTCTCACCTTTGACATTACATCGTCATCTAAATGTGTCTTTACTCGTACGGATTCTCGTACCGACTTCGTGTTCCTATTCAAACACGCCTCCTTTCTCAGGGCTTCAACCTGATATACTTAGTTAAATCTAAATATAGCTGTCGTCTGCAAAATAATATTGCAGTAACCTAAAGCATAAATTACTTTAGGCACCTTAGCAATTACTAAGGGCAATCCTTCATGATTTACCTAGACGAAATCAGTAAACTAG